CTAATGTTTCTGCAATTGATCTTTCTTATGATTCTGAAAATTCAATTGAAGAGTATAGTGTAGAGTTTCAAGTACTTTATTGGACTGCAGGAAAAGGACCAACTAATGGAACAGATGCAACCAATGTAATTATTAATTGATAAATAGTAATACTTAAAATACATTCTTAGTATATAATGGCAAAATTATTTGGATTCTCTATTGAAGATGAGGGAAAAGAATCTCCATCTATACTTTCTCCAGTTCCACCTAATAATGAGGATTCTTCAGATTTTTATTTAAGTAGTGGATTCTTTGGTTCTTACGTTGATATTGAAGGAGTCTATAGAACTGAATTCGATCTAATTAAAAGATATCGTGAGATGGCACTTCACCCAGAATGTGATAGTGCCATTGAAGATATTGTTAATGAAGCTATTGTTAGTGATACCAATGATACGCCAATACAAATTGATTTAGATAATTTAAATGCTAGTGATGGAATAAAAAAGAAAATAAGGCAAGAGTTTAAGTACATTTTAGAACTTTTAGATTTTGATAAAAAATCACACGAAATTTACAGAAATTGGTATGTTGATGGTAGACTTTATTATCATAAAGTTATAGATTTAAAAAATCCAGAAGCGGGAATACAAGAATTAAGATACATTGACGCAATGAAAATGCGTTATGTTCGTCAACAAAAGAAGAGTGAAAATGATAAAAAAATAAATCGTCTGGGGAGAATGAATGTTGATGACCCAATGGAATATGAATTTCCTGAGATTGAAGAGTATTTTGTTTACAATCCTAAAATGTCTTATCCAACCACTAATCCATCATCTTTAGGTGGAACTAGTGGGATTAAATTTACAAAGGATTCAATAACATATTGCACTTCAGGTCTTGTAGATAGAAATAAAGGTTCAACACTTTCATATTTACATAAAGCAATTAAATCTCTCAACCAATTAAGAATGATTGAAGATTCTCTTGTAATTTATAGATTATCAAGAGCCCCTGAAAGAAGAATTTTTTATATTGATGTGGGGAATCTTCCAAAAGTTAAGGCAGAACAATATCTTCGTGATGTGATGATGCGTTATAGAAATAAACTTGTATATGATAGTTCAACTGGTGAGGTTAGGGACGATAAAAAATTTATGGCAATGCTTGAAGATTTTTGGCTCCCAAGAAGAGAAGGTGGAAGAGGAACAGAAATTTCAACACTTCCTGGAGGTCAGAATTTGGGTGAAATTACAGATATAAATTATTTTCAAAAAAAGTTATATAATTCTTTAAATGTTCCACCATCAAGAATGGATGGAGAAGGTGGATTTAATTTAGGAAAATCATCTGAAATATTGAGAGATGAAGTTAAATTTAGTAAATTTGTTTCTAGATTGAGAAAAAGATTTTCATATATGTTTAGTGATATGTTAAAAACTCAATTAATATTGAAAAATATCATCACACCAGAAGATTGGTCAATGATGGATGAACATATTCAGTATGATTTTCTTTATGATAATCATTTTGCAGAATTGAAAGATGCAGAATTATTAAACGAAAGGCTAGGTATGGTACAAATTGCAGAACCATATGTAGGGAAATATTTTTCACAAGATTATGTGAGAAGAAAAATTCTACGCCAAACAGACGTTGAAATTGTAGAAGAAGATGCAAAAATTGAAAAGGAAATTAAAAAAGGAGTTATTCCAGATCCAAGTATTCCTATTGACCCACAAACTGGAATGCCATTAGATCAAACATCTCAAATGAATTTGGGAAAACCTGTAATTGAACCTGATATTGAATCTCAAGCAAAAGATGTAGTTGCATCTGGAAAGCAAGTTGAAATACCTAAAGGTGGAGTAATATAAATAAAAAAGATTATTATTTTTATACATATGGATGATTTAATGAATATGGTCGCATCTGACGATTCTCCATCTCAAATTAGTGACAAAATTAAAGATATTTTGTTTACTAAAGCTGCACAAAAAATAGACGAATTTCGTCCAGAAGTGGCAGATTCTATGTTTAATGGTAATGAGTAATTGAAAAACATAAATAACTCAAAGTGCATTTAAAAAATAATGGCCCACAGACCAGTTGGGGTAAGTTCCTCATTTCCAATATCATCGGGTTCTGCAACAACTTCAGCTCCATTTTCGGTACAGTCTGACGTTTTGAGAATTGTTGCTGTAGGATCATCTGCTCACGTTGCAATAGGAACTAATCCTTCAGCAACTGATACTGATTATTTTATTCCATCAAATCAAACAGCAACCCTTGCATTAACTAAAGCATCAAATAGGGTTGTTGGTGTTATAACAGGAACTACAACAATTGTATCAGTACCTGAAGGAACACAAGTTCCTTTTGGTATAGGTGATTTTGTCACTTTAACTGCAACAGGACAATCTTATTATAATTTTACTCACGTTCCTGTAATTTCAGTAGATACTTCTTCCGGAGTAAATGGTTTCTATCAAACAAGAATGACTGTAAATTACAACTCATCTGGTATTGTGACTGCATTTAATTCACCTAATGCTGAAATAAGACTATCACAAAGAATATCTGCATTTGGTGCTGGTCCAGGAACACTTCATTTTCAACAAGTACAAATTACAGGACAAGCGTAATGAAACTTATCACAGAAGAAATTGAAAATATAGAAGTTCTTACTGAAAGTATAAATGGAAAAAAAACTCTTTTTATAAAGGGAACTTTCTTGCAGGCTGAGTGTGTAAATCGCAATCGTAGAAAGTATCCTATTAATGTAATGGAAAGAGAGGTAAAGCGTTATACTGAAAATTATGTTAATAAGGGTCGTGCTCTCGGAGAACTTGGACATCCAGATGGTCCAACAGTAAATCTTGATAGAGTATCACATAAAATTGTAGAGCTATATCAAAATGGAAATAATTTCATTGGAAAAGCTCAAATTCTCTCAACACCAATGGGAAAAATTGCAGAATCTCTTTTAAAAGAAGGAGTAACTTTGGGAGTTTCTTCTAGAGGCATCGGTTCAGTAAAACAAACGGTTGAGGGGTACACTGAAGTTGGTGAAGATTTTATGTTAGCAACTGCAGCGGATATTGTTGCAGATCCTTCTGCTCCAGATGCATTTGTTCAAGGAATTATGGAAGGTGTTGAATGGGTCTATGATGCATCAAGAAATGATTGGCTAATTGAAAATACAAAAAAAAGAGTTAATAGTCTAGTAGATCAAAATATTTTAGAAGAATATAAATTATCTTTATTTAATGAATTCATCAATTCTCTTTAATTGTAAATTATAAATTTATAAATAAATATAGTTTATAACTTAAAGGTAAACGGAGAGTTCAAATGTCTCGTGGGAATTTACAAGAAATGGAAGTAGGCACAAAGCAATCCAAAACCGCCGTTAATGCTAATGCTAAGGCAGGGGATGCGATTCCAAAATTATCTGGTACAACACCAGGACAAACTGGAGGATGGGAAGATTTGGGTGGACCAGATCCTTCCAACTATCGTACTGATGATGATTCAGCAAAACTTAAAACTCCAGGTTCAACTCTTAAGCAAGTTAAAGATGTTGTAAATAAAGGAGCAAAAGCAGCAATGCCTATGTCTGGAGTAAAGGAAGAATATGAAGAAGATGAAGAACTATTAGAAGATATTGAAGATGATGAAGAAGATGAAGATATTACTGAAGCTGCAAAGGAAAAGGAAGATGATGAAGATGACGAGCATAAAGAAGAAGATGATGAAGATGAAGAAGATGAAGATGAAGATGAAGAAGATGATGATATGAAAGAAAGCTTTGATATTGAAGAAGATGTGAATGCTCTTCTTGCTGGTGAAAATCTTTCAGAAGAGTTTCAAGAAAAAGCACGCACTATCTTTGAAGCTGCTATTCGCTCCAAAGTTTATGAAATTAAAGAATCTCTTGAAGAGCAATATTCAATGATTCTTGCTGAGGAAGTTGAAGAAATTAAGTCCGAACTTTCAGAGCGTGTAGATGCATATCTTGAGTATGTTGCAAATGAATGGATGGAAGAAAATACTCTTGCAGTAGAGCAAGGGCTTAAAACTGAAATGACTGAATCATTCCTCACTGGAATGAAAGGTCTTTTTGAAGAACATTATGTATCAATCCCTGAAGAAAAATATAATGTACTTGAAAATATGGTAGAAAAACTTGATGAAATGGAGACAAAACTCAACGAGCAAATTGAGAAAAATGTTTCACTAAACAAGCGTCTCGCAGAGGCGGTTGCCGATGGAATCTTTGAAGAAGTTTCTGATGGTCTTGCAGACACTCAGAAGGATAAGCTCGCTTCACTTGCCGAAAGTGTTGAGTTTGAAAGTGAACAAGAATATCGTGAAAAACTGGAGACATTAAAGGAATCATATTTTCCTTTAAGAGTAACATCTCCTTCAACTAAAGCTGACACTCTCTCTGAGGGTGTAGACATTGCACACCAAACCTATTCTGGTTCTATGGACGCATATCTGAAAACTCTTTCAGCATTTAGTAAATAATTGAATTTAACATAATTCAAACACAAAACGCACTTTAGTAAAAGGTAAAAAGCAAATGTTCCAATCCGAACAATTGCAGGAAAAGTGGGCACCTCTCTTAGATTATCAGGGTCTTGATTCAATCAGAGATTCTCATCGTAGAGCTGTAACCGCTGTCCTGCTAGAAAACCAAGAAAAATTCTTAAGGGAAGAGCAATCATTCCAAGTTGGAAATCTTTCCAACCTGATGGAAGCATCACCAACCAACAGTGGTAATGCCGCTGGTTTTGGAGGTGGTTTTGGTGGTGGTTCCGCTGCTGGTGGTCCTACTGCAGGTTTTGACCCAGTTCTGATTTCACTCATCAGACGTTCTATGCCTAACCTCATCGCTTATGATGTGGCTGGCGTTCAACCTATGAGTGGACCAACTGGACTCATCTTTGCGATGCGTTCTAGATATAGCAATCAGAGTGGATCTGAAACCTTCTATAACGAAGTAGATTCTGCATTCTCAGGTCAGGATGCTGGATTTAACATTGCAGGTTTTGGTAGTACAGCTGCTGGTATTGGTACTACAACTCAATCTGGTTCAAACCCATCTGTATTGAACCCTGTTGGTGGTGGTGGAGTTGATACCGCATATAACGTAGGTCAAGGAATGCCTACAGGTGATTCAGAAATCCTTGGAGATTCTGCTGGTAATAACTTTAACGAAATGGCTTTCTCAATTGAGAAAGTTACTGTTACTGCAAAATCTAGAGCACTCAAAGCTGAGTACAGTCTTGAGCTTGCACAAGACCTGAAGGCAATTCACGGTTTGAATGCTGAAGCGGAATTGGCAAATATTCTCTCCACAGAGATTCTTGCTGAAATCAACCGTGAAGTTATCAGAACCATCTATAAGGTTGCAGAACAGGGTGCAGTTCAAAACGTTGCAACTCCTGGTGTCTTTGACCTTGATATTGACTCTAACGGTCGTTGGTCTGTTGAGAAATTCAAAGGTCTTCTCTTCCAAATTGAAAGAGATGCTAACGCTATCGCTCAGAGAACTCGTAGAGGAAAGGGCAACATTGTTCTTTGTTCTGCTGACGTTGCATCTGCTTTAACAATGGCTGGAGTTCTTGACTATACTCCTGCTCTTAATTCAAATCTGAACGTTGATGATACTGGCAATACTTTTGCTGGTGTTCTGATGGGCAAATTCCGCGTTTATATTGACCCATATGCTGCTAACCTGACTGCTGCTAATGCTTCTCCAGGAAACCAGTATTATGTTGTTGGNTATAAGGGTTCTTCTCCTTATGACGCTGGTCTCTTCTATTGTCCTTATGTTCCTCTCCAAATGGTTCGTGCCGTTGGTGAGAATACCTTCCAACCCAAGATTGGATTTAAGACTCGTTATGGTATGGTTGCTAATCCCTTTGCAGAAGGTACAACTCAAGGTCTTGGAAGACTTCAAGTTAACGCTAACCGTTACTACAGAAGAGTTGCTATCAAAAACCTTATGTGAGTTTTATTTCAAACTCAATACTTGGGGAGGGAAACCTCCCCTTTTTTATTCCAAACCAAAGCAAATATTACCACAATCAAATATTTTATTATATCCCATTTCTCTTGCTTTTTCAAATTCAGTACATTGATAAGCACCAATAAGTTTTTTTTGAAATTTCATTCTATTATATCTTTGGTTGTAATTTTTATCAACGTAATAATATGATGGTGAATTTATTTTTATTATATTAAATGAATTTTTAATATAAACATTTCCATTTGAATATCTTCTATCAGCATATGAAACAATATTTCCATCATAATTCTCTCTAAACCATTTTAATAATTTACTAAATCCACCTATTACATTTAAACCAATTTTATTTGAAAATCTAGAAAGTTCCCAAATATAATTTTTATTAAATCTTGATTTAGTAAAAGTCATTAAACATACCAATTCGTTGCAATATAATAATCCAAGTTTAACTTTACTTTTATCTTCACCCTGTATGTGATTTTGATTTAGAAATGTATTTTTTGTATGAGTGTCTATAATTACTTTTTCACACTTTCTTGCATAAATTTTTTCATTTAAATTTAATTTACTTGTTATAATTGATTTTACAATTTCAGGTTTATTTAACCATTCATCACTATAAAATTGAAGTAATTGTATTCCCTGATTCTCACACTCTTTTGTTTTATTTAAATGATAAGATTTATCTTTAATTAAAGATTCTTTAATTTCTGTAGGTCTGTATTGATGAGAATATAAACCATTATATTCTATTGCTAAGTTTTTATCGGGTAGATATAAATCTAATTCCTTTCCTTTTAATATTGAACGATTTGATTGTATAATTGTACCAGAATAAATTGATGATATAAATTCAAATAATGTATTTTCCTCTTTACTTATTTTTTTAACCTTTCTTTCATATGAGTTTGAATCTTTTATTTTAATATTATAATTATTCAACCAACGAGATACAGTAGACTTTGTAGTTCCTAATTTTTCCGCAATTTGTTCACAGGTAAATCCACTATCATATAATTCATTCAACTTCTCTTTGTCACTTAATATTTTTGTACTATAACTATTTCTTCT